CATTGATGAAGAAGCTGCATTTATCACAAGAGATGTGGTTCCTAACTATGAAAGAGTTCCAAGAGTAGTTAGAGAGTTGAGAAGATTACCATTAGGTAACTTCATTGCTTATCCTGCTGAGATTATCAGAACAAGCGTAAACATACTGGGTCGAGCCATTGATGAATTAGCCAGTGAAAACCCCATGATGAGAGCAAGAGGTATGGAGAGAGTCTTAGGATACTCTTCAATATCAGTGGGAATACCATCAGGTATAAAAGCAATTGGCATGATGGCAACTGGAGCTAATGAAGAGCAGTTAGAAGCTTACCAAAGATCCTCTTCCTGGACCTGGGATAGGAACTCAACACTGGTTCCTGTTCAAACTGATAAGAATGGATACATAACAGAGGTTATGAATCTTTCCTACACCATGCCCTATGAATATTTAATCGCTCCGTTTACAGCCGTTCAAAATGCAGCTGACAGAGTTGAAAGATTAGGAAGAGCAGAAAGAGGAACAGAGTCAATACCTTCAAAAGAATACTTAGAAGAAGTAGCCATGGAAGCGCTCATTGGAGAAGGTGGAGTTTACGATGAGTTTCTAAAACCTTTTGCAGGTCAATCCATGATTACCCAAAGAGCTTTTGATTTGTACTCTGGAAAAACACCCACCGGAGCGCCAGTTGGCTCAAGCAGCGACAAATTCGGAGACAAGGCTTACTATGGGTTTACTTATATGTTGAATGGTTTAATACCAACCATATCTCCGGCTGAATTCAACCCTGATATTAATCCTTTTTCAGATGAAATATCTGCCATTACGCCAAAAGATGGACCTGCTAATGCTAAAGATTTTTATGGCTTATCAAGAGCATTAAACATTAAAGATCTTCCCACGAGCGTTGCACTGGAAAGTGGATTGGTAGATCCTCGTTACAGAGTTTCTAAAGGCAAACAGTTAGATTTTTTTGGTGAAACTTTTGAAGCGATGACAGGAACAAAAAATATAAAAGCGGACACAGAAAGATCTTTAGGTTATGCGATACAAGATTATAAAAAGAAAATAAATAGCTCTGGACGTTCTTTAAAAAGTTTAGGAAACACATCTGAGTATAGATCATCAGAAGAATTTTTATACAACTATCAAGAGTTAGTTGATAGACAAAACAAATATGCTTCAGAAATGAAATTAAAAATTAATGATGCAAAAAGAAACGGACTCTCTCAATTTAAAGTAAACGAAATGTTAAGAGAAGCGTCATTTCCAAGATGGCGAAGTTTGGTTAGAGGGGAACAATTACCCACTAAACCAAGTGCAGAGATGTATTTTGATGCCTTAGAGGCTGATAAAGATAAAATAAGAAACATAATGCCATTTGAAGAGATGACACAAATTTATAGAAAAGCTAGAGAAAGTGATCTTCAATTAAGAGATAAGCCAATTGTGCCTCCTCAATTTAATCCCCCTGACTTGAGAATTTTATCTGATAAATCAGAAATGTCTTCTCCTCCAAGAATGCCTGCTTCCAAGAATGCATTACGTCAGGTAGAATTAAATAAACTACTTGGTCTAGATGATTGATTCCAAAACGAAAAAGTAAAAGCAAATACTACGCAAAGAAAGTTGAGTATGATGGCATCACATTCGACTCTAAACTTGAAGGGGCTCGATACAAAATCCTCAAAGGCATGCAAGACCGTGGGGAGATATCCGACTTGGAAGTGCAGGTTCCCTACGAGTGTGTTGTGGAGGGGAAGAAGATCTGCAAATACTTTGCGGACTTCCGGTATCGATGCGGAGAAGATGTCATCGTAGAAGATACCAAGGGTGTGATTACCCAAGTGTTTAGTTTAAAGAAGAAGTTGGTGGAAGCCCTGTACCCAGGGCTAGTAATAGAAATAGTTAAAGATCCCAGAGAGCAACCTAGAACGGAGTATTATCTTCGTCAGTTACCTCAATTTGTGTAAACTCCCCATCAAACTGATCCCTCGCTTCAATCATCTCTTTCATTCTACCAAAGTCATAGTTTGTTTTTGAAAGCTCACGCATCTCAGAGCTCGTGAACTTCATCTCACCCTTCAAACTTGCAATGACATTATGAAATCTCCACATGCCAGCACGATAAGCCACCATGTCCTCAGTGCTTTCTTCTTCAATCATGTCTGCTTTTACCATGTGAGGGTTCCACAGATGGTCAGGACAGCCTTTCTTTTGTTCCTCAAAGGTAAGGTTGCGGTTACTTCTAGTGCAGAACCAGACGGCATCAGTGCCGTCTATGACCGGACTACAGGATTTACAGTTACGACAGTTGACTGATGGTGGTAAACGATTACCAAGATAAGTCTCACGATACTGAGGCGTTTGATTCTTGAGCCTCCAATCACGTTCATGCATGCCATCAGGTGGCCTGTCAGAAGTTATGATTCTAGTCGCTCTCTCTTGAGCTTCCTCCCAGATGTAAGGATTGAAATCAACGACCTCAGAATAAATCTCACTGGTGTTTTTATTCACCACAACTGCCAGTGCTTTCTTTAATCCAAAGCAACCCATGTAACAATGCAACTGCCATTGGTATGCCTTAGACCAGCCCTCGTAGTCACCCATCTTTTCCAGTTCTTTGAACCGCTTATCATTAGCTGACTTGCATTCAAACACTAAAACCTCATCCGGGTTCTCTTCAAGGACTCGCTTCACAAACCCATCGCAGCTTCCCCCAAAGTGTCCGCCAATAAAGGATGCTCGATACTGGTTTCCCTGCGCATCTACAGCAGAGATATCAATGACCCCACTCCTGGTTATGAAATCTACCATTTGATCTTCAATGTGATTGCCCAGATCAAACAGTCTCAGCATCCTGCCTTTAAACGGAGAAGGTAAAGACCATCTAAAGTTAAGCCAACTCTTCCTTTCATCGTCATCACCTATACCACTCATGCCAAGGTGCTGTCTAAACCTGTCGTTGTCTTCTTCAATCCATTGATCCATCTTTTCAAAAATATACATTGATGACATTCCAGTACTTACCCTCCTTTCTAATTCTTATCTCTTTAACTTCATCAAAGACTTTATCTTCGTTAACTATTCTTTCCGCTGCAGACACAGCGTAGGGAAGAACAGACAATCCTCGTGACATCTTCTTCCACTGCCTTTCTGCCACCTCTCTTGGTTTACCTCTCATCTCGATCATCATTGAATGAGAATAAGGCCAGTACTGTTCTGGTGATTTAAAGTTAATCTTCAGATAACGATTGTTGTTTTTAGAAACAGATTGCTCTGCCCATATCTTTGTCACCTTCACTTGCTTTTCAACTGGCTTGAACTTCTCATCAGCCATGTCACTCAGGACATTACCTTCAGCAGCAATGGTTGTCTCAGCGGCTTCCTTTTCTTGAGCGACTGGCTCAAAGAGTTCTGGCTCAATTTTCTTAGGTTTTGGTTGACCACACTCAATGCACTCTTTATACAAAGAATCGTTAACTGCCAGACAGTCGCATATCCATATGCCATCTTTTTCATCCAACTCCTCTCCGGTCTTACTGCGCTCTGGCGTGGCTACATCTATGCATCCATGGCGCTTCATGTTCTCTCCGTAATCAAGAAGCAAACAATCTTTCTTGTTCTCCCATGGACGCATACCACGCCCACATATCTGAACGTAAAGTCCCAGTGATTTGGTGGGTCTGAGCAGGCCAATGCAGTCTGTCCTAGGCGCATCCCAACCTTCAGTTAGCACGGCTACATTGCATAGCGCATTGATCTTCCCTGACTCAAAGTCCTCCAGTATTTGCACCCTTTCTTTCAGGGGCGTTTCAGCAGTGACACAAGCGGCAGCGATACCAAACTGTTTTAAGAACATGGCCATCTTGTTCGCATGAAGAACACTGACGCAGAAGAAAACTGTGCTGGTTCTCCCTTTAGTGTAGGCCTTTTCAATCCAGTCATTAATGATAGCGATGATGGTGTTATCACCCATGGCTATACGTTCAAGGTCAGACTCACGATAGTCACCGCCTTTAAACTTCACCCTCGCAGTTGATGCATCAATTACCGCATCGTCATTCACCTTGAAAGATGAAAGCCTGCACAAAAAGTTCTCTTTGATCAGGTCAATGATCTCAGCCCGGTACGCAACTCCTCCAAAGAAGTGATCATCCATGCCATAGATCCAACCCTGACCCATCCGATAAGGTGTGGCCGTCACACCCAATACTTTTGGACAGCCAATCTCTTCAAAGTGATCAATGATCTTGCGATATCGACTGCCTTTGTCAGTGCCTACATGATGAGCTTCATCGATGACGATGTAATCAAAAGGGTAGCTTTTTTCTAATCTGGTTCTAGATGCCAACGTATCTCGACTGGCTAAATTCTTTTAGACTAGCAGCCAGTATACCTATTGGTGCATCTGGCCATACGGATTGGATCTTATCCACTGCTTGTCTGATTAGCTCTTGTCTGTGAGCCAGTATCAGGAATCGTTTACCTGGATTGTCCTCATATAACTGTTTGATAAGTGTAGCAAAAACAATGGTCTTTCCTGCGCCAGTAGGCAGAACAATCAACGGATAAGTTGTTTCTTCTTCAAACCAGCAGTGAGCTTTTTCCAAAGCTTTTTTCTGATAGTTTCTTAATTGCATTTTTACTCCTCTATTAATGTGTCCAAGAGAGCCTGCGTCTCATCGTCCTCAATCATCTTGCGATGTACCAGTGCGTCTTGCTTTGTCTTTCCTAAATGCCAAGTTACTAAGTCTGTACTTTCAGCATGTAGATAAAGATGAAAGACAGACCACTCAGCCATCTGAGCAAGCACTTGTATCTGGGTTAAATTTTCAGAGAGATTACCATCCAGAAAATTTTTGAAGTTATCTTGAAGCATCTCAATCTCTTCCTTTTGTTCTGGTGTTATTTCATATATTTCTTTTGCCATACCGACCTCCTATAGAAAACAAAAAGTGGTGGATCGACAGGGAAGCAAATAAGAATCTGCGAGACCCCCCTGCCGTTTGGACAACGATGCCACCTCACCGTTCATGCACCTCGCAGAAGTGATTAGGGTTTAGACCAATTGATAGCTGGTCCTGCTTGTGGTGCAGCGGCTTGAGGCTGTGCTTGAGGCGCAACTGCCTGTGGTACAGGTTGTGCGACCGGAGCTTGAGCTTGAGGTTGATTGCCTCCTTTATAGTTGAAAGCACTGATCTTATTCTGATCTTTGTAGAATCCACCCTTATTGTCAGATCCGCCAGGTTGGATGACAACCTTAACAGGACAGGGACGATTCATCGCTGCCTGTATCGTTGAATTGTTGAGAGGTGTGCTGTTCACATCAATACCAACCCCTGCACAAAATGCTTTGAGCCTACCAAGGGCGGCTTGGTTTGAAGGATTCAAAACAAATGTTTCAAAGATCCTTCTATTAATATGTGATGGCCCAACGACAGAGAACTGAATGTCAATCCCCTCGCTTCCTGAACCGTATGCAGTACCAAGCTCTTGTGATCGCTCACTGATCTCGATACCTTCAACCATGTAGGCTCCCTCTGGGATAGGTCCGGCAATGCCTTGTTGACTCTCATCAACATCTTCCCATGAAATTCCTGAATCAAGTATACCCATAGCTATTTTCCTCCTTTAGCTACTTTAGTTTCTGGTGATTGCGTTGGGTTCAACGCTTTGGTGTATGCATCAATAAATTCTTGCCAACTCAAAGCCATCTTTTCTGGTAGCGCAATCCTAGATTTCGCATCAAATCCTGCTGAGAACTTGGTGTGCATGGATCGGTTACCATAACTTTTGGCTTTGGCTTTATTGCCGTCTTTCATCAATGAAGTTTCAAATGCTGCAAACAAATTGAAATCAACCCAGTCTTTGATGAGACTGTTGACTCCCTTAGAGCAACGCATCTCCCACCTATCATAAGGTTCAGATAAGTTTGGATCGTTGTGCGGCTTGATATGCACATGACTCAGTAG